AAAAGGCGGTGAGACAGACGGTTCAAACAATTACCTCACTGTTGATGCAATCAGAATGGCAGTAAGATTCTTAAAGACTCAGAACGCTGAGAAAATCGGGGACAGCTATGTTGCAATTATCCACCCCGACGTATCCTATGACCTTATGAGTGATCCTGCGTGGCAGAACGTTAAAACTTACTGTGACCCCGAAGATATGTATGAGGGCGAAATCGGTAAAATTGCAGGTGTTCGTTTTGTGGAAACAACAGAAGCAAAAATCTTCCACGCTGATGATTTAACAAGCGACAGAAGGACCCTTACTATAAAATCAGATGTAAATAATTCAACCACCGTAACGGTAGCTGAAGCTGTATCAGAAAATGATGCAAAGCTGCTTACAGGTAAGCTTGTGATTATTGATTCTGCTATCCACATGGTAATATCAGCAACAGCAGGAGCAGCCGGCTCTGCAACCATTACACTTTCAAAAAGCATCACTACATCATCGGGCGCAGTTATTTATCCGGGGGGAGCAGGTGCAAAGGGCAGAGATGTTTATTCAACTTTAATCCTTGCGGAAAATGCTTACGGTGTAACCGAAATCGAAGGCGGCGGACTCCAGCACATTGTAAAACAGCTCGGAAGCGGCGGCACAGAGGATGCACTCAATCAGAGAGCAACTGTAGGCTGGAAAGCTACAAGAGCGGCAGAACGCCTTGTGGAAGCTTATATGAGAAGAATCGAAACAGCTTCAACCTTTGAATCGGGAGCTAACTAAAAATTAAGTTAAAAATCAGATAAGGAGAAAAAATTATGGCAAAAACAAGTACAAAAACAGAGACTTTAACAATGGAAGCAGTTCAGCAGAAAATTGATGAAATGCTTAAAGCGGCAGAAGAAAAAGCAAGAAATATTGCAAACGGCACAGCAAAAAACAGTCTTTCAGAGGCTGAAATGGCTGAAATTGCACGCGGAGAGGAATATGTGGATGTCAAGCTTTTCAAGGATAACGAAAAGTATCAGGACGACGTATATGTTGCGGTTGGAAATCAGAACTGCATAATAAAAAGAGGCGTTCCTGTAAGAATTAAAAGAAAATTCTACCTTGCGCTTCAGCAGTCTGATGATCAGGATTTTAAAACTGCTCAGCTTATTGAAAAAGAAAGCGGAGAAGATGAATAATATTTAAACCATATATAACCCCCAAAAAAGGAGTATAAAAATGAAATACAGATTTAACGTAAATTTTGACAGGCTATCCTTGCTTTCGGACAGCCTCGGTTATACCGGAAACTTAGATACCTATGACTGCGGCTTCATCTTTTCAGAGGAATGGACGGGGTACGAAAAGTTTATAACGGTAATTCAGGATGATACAACCTACACTGACAAACTGACCGGTGACAAGTACGTTTTACCGTCGCTTAAAGCCGGTGAAATAAGCGTAGGTCTGTTTGGAACAAGGGCGGAGGAAGAAAAGCGTATCTGCACTAACCTCCTTGTGCTGAAATATGAAAACGGTGCTTATTCGGAAAGCGCTCCGCCTGTTCCTGCTCCTGATGTGTGGCTTTCCTATGTAAACGAACTGACAGAAAAATTCAATGAAAAGGCAGAGGAAGTAACAAGCCTTTTTGAAGCTAAGACTTTGGAGCTGACAGAGGAATTTAATGCAAAAGGGACGGAGATGACGGAAGCATTTGAAGCTAAAAAAGCAGAGCTTGAAGAAAGCTTTGAAGAAGCGGCAAACGAGATTATGGATGCAAAGGTCCCCATTAAAGCTACGGAAGCACAGGCTCTGGAAGGCACAGATGATTCTGCCTTCATAACACCTTTGCAAGGAAAAAATCAGTTCGGACATCTGCTTGCCGCATCACTTATAAACACCCCCGAATTTTATACAAAAGAAACGGTTGAAGGAATGTATGCAATAAACGGAATGAAGCATGGTGATATGTGTATTATCCTTTCAAATGATGCAACAGCTCAAAGTATCTACCGTTATTACACAAAGGATATATCAGGTGGCGACCTCACTTCACCGCAGTGGCTTTGGGTAACGGATTTAAGTCTTTTTGCACCACAGCCCGTCCTTGATATTCCTGATGATAACATCTGGGATTTTTCAAAGGGCAACACAGCAAGAATGACTATCTATCCTTCTTATTCCGGCGGAGATAATATATATCCTGACGAAGACGACGGTTTGATGGATGGTGTAGTCGGAGGAGATGATGATATTATTCAGTGGTTTACAATCGAGAGCAATCCATATATAACCATAACAAATGTGTATAGCGGAGCTTTCGGAGTCCTTGATGTGTATGGCAGAGGCGAATTGATTCTTCCTGATAATTCATATTCGCCTCCCCCCGACTGGGATTATTTAAAGCCTGAAGAAAACCAGCATTATCGCTACACCTTCTATTATGACGGCACTAAATTCGACTGGAACAGGAGTGTAAGAAATGATTTTTAAAGAGATGAAACAATTTCATGAAGAAAATCGCACTCATGTTCAAAAAAGAACCTTTGAGGGAAACACGGTATATATAGAAAATGCCGCAAATGCACCGATGGATTTGAAAATCTTCGGTGCCTCCCTGCAAAGGGAGACAAGGACGGGAAAAAACCTTGCTTCTGCACAGGAAGTATATTCTGTTGGTGCTACGTTTTCGGAACTTTGTTATGAAGAACTTATTGAGGATGGCAGAGAGTGTATAAGATTTGTTGATTGTCGAACCGCACCATATAGGGATATAAACTTTAAGGAAAAAACACAATACACAGTTTCCTTTGATGCAAAAACAGTAATTAAAACTAACGATAACCAAATGAGTTCGTGGGCGTTTGTGTTCACTTATACAGACGGAAATTATACGCAAGTACCTATAAAAAGAAATTCTGACTGGAATCATTTTACGCAAACTTCGCTTGCAGGTAAGACTATAGCATATATAGGAGCAAAGTCGCAGACGTGGGTTAACTGGGTGTATATAGATGTAAACACATTTCAGCTTGAAGAAGGGACTTCTGCAACCGATTATGAACCATATGTTCCAAACAGTCCCTCGGAAAACTATCCCTCCGAAATATTTCCTGCAGGAAACATAAGTCTTAAATGTGCAAAAGGGGACGAAGTGAACAGCGCAGACATTCCCTTTGTGGGTTATGCAGTTGAAACAGAAGATGCGGAAAAAGCAAATCTTATAATCGGGGATAAATATTATGTAGCGGATTATATAGAATATGATTCGGCACGAAATAAGGCGACAAGGCACAGACTTGTTGATTCCGAAAAGCTTGATCCGACAAAGAAGTTTTCGGAGCAGAAAGAGGTTCTGCTTGACTCGGAGGTTATAGAAGAGATAATGCCCGTTGAGGGAGAGTATCTGTTTAATGACGTGAAAAGCATTCAGGGGGGTTGCACTCTTTTTGCGGAAGGCTACAGCGAAAATCCGATTCCGCTTATGCTTTTGGCAGAGGCGAAAACCATAAAGGGGGGATTGTAATGGCAACGGAAATTATGGTGTCTTTAATCAGCATTTTCGGGAGCAGTCTCGGAACCTTTATGGGGATTTTAGTAAATTCAAAACTTGTGAACTATCGGATTGAACAGCTTGAAAAAAAGGTGGATAAGCATAACAAGGTGATAGACAGAGTGTATAAACTTGAACAGCGTGATGCAGTGGTAGAAGAAAAAATTGAAGTCGCAAATCACAGAATAAGCGACCTTGAGGAATTTCATAAATAGAGATTTAAGGAGAAATGAAAAAATGAAAATAACAAAAGGAACAATTATAAGAACAGTAATGATAATAATTGTGGTATTAAATCTTATACTTAAAAAATGCGGAATAAACCCCTTGAATATCGAAGAAGGCTCGGTGGAAGCTTTTGTGGAAACAATGACAGAGGCAGCGGTGATACTGGTTTCATTCTGGAAGAACAACAGCTTTTCACAGAATGCTATAAGAGCAGATGAATTTTTAAAAGAGCTTAATTCAAATGTAAAGGGGACGGAGTATTGAATATAATTGAAACAGATTTTAAATTTTCAGATGAGCTTCAGGGCAGGCTTGAAACAAAGTATATAATTCTGCATCACCGAGCAGGTCCCGGTGATGCGGAGAGTATTCATAATCAGCATCTTCAAAGAGGTTATGTGGGAATCGGCTATCATTTTTATATACGGAAGGACGGGAGCATATACAGAGGCAGACCGCTCAGGTCGATAGGAGCTCACTGCCTGAATCACAACTATAATTCGGTAGGCGTGTGTTTTGAGGGGAATTTTGAAAACGAGCAAATGGCTGATGCTCAGAAGAAATCCGGTAAGTGGCTTGTGGGACATTTAAGAGGGATTTTTGCTTCTGTAATAGTTGTGGGGCATAAGGATATGATGGCAACCGTCTGTCCGGGGAAAAACTTTCCCTTTAAGGAGCTTTCGGAAGCAGTGTGCAGTGACACAGAAGAAGTAAAAGAGCTTGTATCGGCAAACGATATTACCTGGGAGCTTTCCCAAAAAATTAAGATATACGATATTGACGGCTTTGTGAAAGCACTCGATGGAGCGAAAAAGGAAAATTCTCCGCTTTACTGGGGCTTTTATAAAATTGTCAACAACCAATAAAAAGGGGAGATAATATGAAACTTTATGAGGCTGTAAAAAGGGCAGACGAGCTTCGTCCGAACCCTTTTTCCGCAGAAGATAAAATTCAGTGGCTTTCTGAACTGGATTCAAAAATTGCAACTGAGGTTCTGAAAAAAACAGATTTCAAAGGCTATACAATGGATGACTTCGGTGAGGCGGAGCTTCTTATAAATCATTCCTATACTGATGTGTATCTTTTCTATCTTTGTGCAATGATTGACTTTTTCAGCCGTGACTATGCAGAATATAATAATTCAATCATAATGTTCAATTCGATTTATGAACGTTTAGCAAAGGAAATGCACAAGGTAAGTCAGGATAATACAAAGAGTCAGTATTATAAAAATATATTTTAAGAAAGGGGGAGAACGAAAATGTTTGAACTGCCGGGACTTAGAAACAGCAGGAAAAAAACCGAAAATTATATTTACACCTTCAGAGGAATAGATAAAAGTGAGGATTATACACTTGGAGAGCTTGAAACAAGTGAAAATGCAGGCTTTGAAGATTTTCCTGCCCTAGGCTCAGGAAAAGAAAGACTTGCGACAAATCAGACGGCAGATGATATGTTTTATGCCGATGGAATAATAAGAACTGTAAAAAATACGGACGGTACCGTAACAGTGAATATAAGGCCTGAAGGAAAGGGATTATGGACTTATTATGTCATATCTCTTCCGGCTGGCAAAAAGGAGTTTGCGGCTTTAAACGGAAATACAGTCACCTTTCCCGATAAAAAGGTTCTTTCTTTGTCAAGCTGGAGAACGATAGACGAAACTGTAAGCTATAGTTTTCAAGCAGATCAATTTATTTCGGTACAGCATAACAAGATATGGTTTGGAAACAGCAGTGATTTTACAACATTTAACATTACTTTTAAAGCAGGGGATGTTTTGACCTGTAATGGCGGCTATTATGTGGATGGAGTTTCAAAATCCTTTTCAAATAAGAAGTTGATAGTGAGAGAAATTTCTTCTACTGAATACTCTGTAACCTTTGACCCGCACAGCTTCGACAATGCAGGAACTTCGAGTCAAGCTTCAGCAATGTCGTTTACAAAAAAAGTGCCGTCTCTTTCAAACCTTTGTGTGTGGAACGGGAGAGTGTGGGGGGTGGATACAGAAAACAACAATAACATCTGTGCAAGTAAGTATAATGACCCCACAAACTATGAATATTTTGACCTTTCAAGTGCGGACAGCTTTACTTTGGAAACGGAAACACCGGGGAGCTTTACCGGATGCGGAGCTATGGAAAACTGCGTGATATTCTTCAAAGAAAACTTTATCCACCGTATAACAGGCACAAAGCCCTCAAACTACCGTCACACCGTTATAAATGCCGAGGGAGTGAAAAGCGGAAGCGAAAGGTCTGTTCAGCTTATAGACGGAATCCTTTATTATGAGGGAAAAAGCGGAATATATGCCTTTAACGGAAGCGAGGCAAGGCTTATTTCAAAAGAGCTTGGGAATCTTCCTCACAGCAATGGAGTAAGTGCAGTAGTAGGCAAGGTGTACTGCATATCGTTTAATTCAGGTGATAAAAAAGAAGTCTACTGCTACGATACCGAGAAACATATGTGGCTCAGGGATGGAGGGGAAGAAAAAGCCTTTAAAGCCTCTTGCGTATATGGCGGTGAAACCTATGTTCTGGGAGAGGACGGGAAAATATTATTCTTTGAGGATAAAAAAGCGGAAAACACCACCTTTAGTGTGACCTTAAGAGAAATAAGGGAAGGCTTTTCGGAGCAAAAAGGCTTTACAAGACTTTACCTTGGCTACAGTATGAAACAGGGCGGAAGTATAAAGGTGGAAGTAAGCTATGACGGAAAAGCATTTGAACGTGCCGGAGTATTCACAGACCACAGGAAAACGGTGGAGGAGATAAGGCTTAAGCCGAACAGAAGTGACTTTATAAAAATAAGGCTTACAGCAACTTCGGACGTGGTGATAAGAAGTCTTATGCGTGAACACTTTGCACACAATTCAGTAAGGTAGGGTGAGAAAATGATACCTGTATTTAAAAGATTAAATTTAAATGATAAAAATCTTGATATAAAGAAAATAGCAGAGTCAATAAACAATATGCAGAAAGAGCTTGAAGAATGTTTGGAAAATATTTCAAGTGAAAATATAACGGAGCTTTCAAGTGATATAAGTAAAATCACATCGAGTCTCGGCTCGGTTATTTCGGGGGATATGATAAAGCTGTGCGGAAAAGGCGGCGAGGTATTCACTGCAGGGTATGATAAAGCTACAGGTCTTTTTGAATTTATGCTTACGGACGGGGACGGAGGAATAAAGTTTATTTATTCTGACGGCGAGTTTGCAGTAAACTAAAGAATAAAGGGAACCTCTAAAAATTCTCTCGTCACTTTATCAAGCCGAATATTTAGAGGTCCCCTAAAAGGATAAAAAGGGGAGAAAAATTTTGAGTATATTTAAGTTTAAGAAAAATCAGTATAAAAACGGAGTTGACTATGACAAAACAAGGGATTATTCTGAGGAAATGCTTGAAGCAAAGAAAAATGGGGACACCGAGCTTTTAGCAAGACTTGAGGATGAAAGAAACAAAAAAATCGAGGGGGAAAATATGCCCTATAGAAAAACTTATGACTATGTGGATATCGGAACTCAGATTGAAGCGGGCATAAGGGACGGAGAAAGCCCAAGCCGTATAAAAGAGCTTGTGGACGCAAGACGTGAAAAGGCAACAAAGAACAAAAAATATGATGCCTATAAAAATGATGATATTCAAAAGCGGGGTCTTAAATATTATTACGACGAGGAAAGCGGTGCAGGCTACGGTTATCAGAACAGACCGGAAAAAGACGACAGCTTCGAGGAGGACGTGAGAAATCTTCTTGCAAGAGTTTCGGCTAAAGATAATTTTGAATATGATTTAGAAGAGGATGAGGCTTATCAGACGGTCAAAAGTCAGATTGCAAACGAGGCTCAAAGAGCTTCAACGGATGTGATTGCGAATATAGGAGCTTCAAGCGGCGGTAAAAGCTCGTATGCGGTTTCTGCGGCTATGCAGGCGGCAAATAACGCAAATGCAAAGCTTGCGGAACAGATTCCGAAGTTTTATGAAATCGCCTACAAGCGATATCAGGACAGCCGTTCAAATGATGTGAAGGCTCTTGAAATGGCATTAAGTGCGGCAGAATATAAACAGGACGAATACGCAAAAGATATGGAGCAGTACAATAGAGACAGAAGCTTTGCGGCAGAATCTTATGAAAACGCCATAGATCGTATGGAAAAAGAAGATAAAAATATGTACGAACAGGAAAAGGATGCTCGTGACTTTGAATATAAAAAGCAGCAGGATTCAGCAGATGCTGAGTTTAAAGAACGTGAGCTTGCCATTAAGGCAGATGATGTTTCTTTTAAATGGGCAAAGGAGAATATGGGCTTTCAGTATAAGGCTATGGAAGCCGCAAGAAAACTTGTTCAGCACTATGAAGAAAACGGAATCGAATCCCCTGATGAGCTTTTGGAGCTTGCTCAAATGCTTGAATTTAAAGAGCTGAATCAGATGGGTGCGGCATACTATCTGTCAAAACAAAGCGGTCAGGCATCTGCACAGGCTAGAAAACAGCCGAAAAGCACCTTGAAAAGCACCTCTCAAGGTTCGTCAAAAAGCTCATCAAAAACAAACAGTTCAAAATCAAGCAGTAAAAAAACTGATTCCGACAGCGAAAAAACTGTAGCAAACGATATCAATCTTGATAACGTAACCATAAAGAATCAAAAGAGCGGTGACGGGTATTTCGTAGGTCAGTCCGTTTTGAATTATGATAAGATTAAATCCGGAGTTAAAAACGGAAGTCTTGTGTGCAGAGAAAATCCGGACGGCACTGTGACCATTTCCAAAAAGTAAGCTATGGGTTGAATATTTTCCGATTTATGATATAATGAAAGGAGAAAATTTGAAAAAAGTAGTTTATAACAAAAGTAAAAGCAGCAGATGGTACTATTGGAAAAGCGTAATTGACATCAGAAGATGTGAGGAGTGCAAAGAAAAACATGGTAAAATTTATTCTGCCGCGGAAGTTAAAAAAGGTATTAAACGCCCTCATTTTAACTGCAGATGCCTGATTTTACATTGCAATACAATTCTTGCCGGAAATGCAACCGAAAAGGGTAATTTAGGGGCGGACTGGTATATAAAATATTACGGTTATCTTCCGGATTATTATATATCAAAGGCTGAGGCGATAAGCTTAGGTTGGATAGGAATTAAAGGTAATCTTTCAGAAGTTGCCACGGGTAAAATGATTGGCGGCGACAGATATTATAACGATAAAGGACGTTTACCATCTAAAGAAGGCAGAATCTGGTATGAAGCGGATATAGATTATGATGGTGGTTACCGGAATCAACAAAGGATTTTGTATTCAAACGACGGACTTATATTTGTAACTTATGACCACTATAAAACTTTTATAGAAATTTTATAAAAAGGAGAAGAAAAATGGAAGTAATAAAAGTTGATTTTTCGAAATGTAAATATTATGATGATTTACACAAGGTGTTAAAAGAAACCTTTAATTTTCCCGAT